GCTTTTGTTTTTCACCAGCCATGTACAAGCACACGCCAGCCAGAGCGCAACATCTCAGGCAATGCCTCGCTGTCCTCAATCTTGTGTATCCTGGAAGACATATTGGACTTACTGGTAACTTGGATAGCTAAGGTCTCACCGTTGCCGATAGCCAACAGATCAATGCAACCAAACAAGTCGTGCTTGCGTTTTGTAAAATAGTTGTACGTCTCAACAGTGGCGACCATATAGCCCTGTTGTCGGAGGTGCTTGGTGGTTCTAAGAGTAAGCGTCATCTGTATGTACCTTACATTGTTCGGTCAAACGGACTTGAGTCAAACGGATAACCGTTATGGCCATCAAAGTCATAACACCATTCGCCACACATATCTGTATCTACTGAAACTGGCTGAGTACACAAATGAAGCAATTCTGATTCAAACATACATCCTTTATTGATTAGGTTATGAAGTATTACGGGCGGGTATCGTCTACAGCGGCCTTCTTCACCTCCGGCGTAACACCAATGCTTGCAGTTTGAACAGGTTTTATCCATTTAACACCTCGGTATATAACTTAATTTGAATTAGTGATAGCTTTTCACCAGCCTCGTGGCGTTTCTTTAGCTTCTTAGCCCAGAATACCGTTTAGCAATATCCACACCGTACACTATAGCCAGCTTTAGAAACAGTTTGTCTATCCACTCAAGCGGTAGCATTGTTCTTCTCCTTTAATTTAGCCTCAACAGCACGAGCGAAGAGATGGCAGTGAGCATCAGACTGGGGGTCGCAGTAGATGAAGGCTATCTCGTCGTCTGTGAGCCCGACCCATTCGCGATCAACTTCATACTCCCTAATTGCTTCTCTTAAAGCGTCTATGGCTTTAAAAGCGGTTATGGCTTTAGCTTCCTGCACATCAGGAACCCACGTATTCTTAAGCGCGGCGATGGCTTGTTGCATTGCTTCAATAATCATCTCTATCTCCCTCAAAAACGCTTTCAGGTAAATCGGTGTTTACCGTCACTTTGGGGCGTGTACGTACATCATTTGGTACGCTGGCTAACCTGCTCTGTAGCATGAGTGCTATTTGTCCGGACAGTGACCGATGCTCAGACACGGCTAAGGCGGAAATCTGTGCTTTCATGTCAGCAGTCATGCGAATGTTTACAAATACGTCTTTCATCTGTTGCATCCCAAAAACACTTCTTTTACATTGCTTGAGATTGAAATTAGCTTAGACTGTGAGCCGATACGCTTGATAGCCTCCAACATTGCTTTGTCATACCGGTACTCTTTTCTGGATACTAATTTGGGGTCTGGTAGTTTCTTTTTCATGTGTGTCTCCTAGTAGAGTTCAAAGTATTGGGTTTCAATTTCGTGCGTTAGCTGTTGCTCATCGTCCCAGCCCATCTTGCGCTCTAGCCAGTCAGCGTTGTGACCATTCTTGTCGAGCACCTCAAAGTCAAACCCACCGTGGAAATCGTCTGCTGAGGATGCGTTATGATTGCCAGCGCTAAAGTCTTTTATACGCACTTGGCACTGTATACCGCAAATACGTGTAGTGAATTTCATTTTGTTTCTCCTTGGTTGATAACTACATTTCAACACATATTGCATCACTTGTGTGGAATATATATCTATAGGTTTACGTTTATTAATAGTTATTTTTAATTAGGCAAGTAAATAAGTGTCGTAAACTAGTTTATAATTACTTGACCTTAACGGTTTGACAAGGCTAGGATAGCTTCCGAAAAGCGGACACCTTCACCCGCCTGCCTTTGTCTCTATAGTGAAGACAAGCCTTGAAGGGGGTTACATGCACTACTATCAATTCAACATTGGCGATTACGCCAGTCACACCAAAGGGCTAAACCTACTTGAGGATTTAGCTTACAGACGCTTACTCGATTACTACTACCTTGCTGAACGTCCGTTCAACGGATGTTCAACGGACGTTGCACGTCTGATCGGCATGAGGGATAACGTTGGCGAAGTGGATTACGTTTTACGCACATATTTTACAAATGACAACGAGAAAATGTGGATAAACACTCGCGCAGATAAGGAAATTAACGCTTACAAAGACAAAAGTACTAAGGCATCGGTTGCCGGGAAGGCTTCTGCACAAAGGCGTAACAACGGACGTTCAACAAACGTTCAACGGACGTTCAACGGACGTTCAACGGACGTTCAACCAAACATAAAACATAAACCATTAAACATTAAACATATAAAAGATATAGCACCGCCTGACGGCGTGCTTGAATCTGTCTGGGAAGATTTTGTTAAGCAACGCAAAGCAAAAAAAGCATCAATCACACCAACTGCAATAAAAGGAATAGAACGTGAAGCGCGCAAAGCGGGGATAAGCCTAAATGACGCGCTGCAAGAGATATGCTCACGTGGTTGGGCTGGGTTTAAAGCTGACTGGATGACTGATAAAACAAAAACCTCATGGGCTGACAAACAAAGAGAATGGGTAGCCGAAGCAACCGGAAAGGCATACGAGCCAGACGTTTTTGATATTGCAATAGCACAGACAAGGGGAATCAAATGAGCTTACCTGTAAACGCAGTAGAAAGATTGTTTCAAAGATTAACCGCTACCTACGGGGCTGAATTTGTAAACAAATGGGATAAGGTCTCCTTGGTAGACCTCAAGACAGCATGGGCGCACGAACTTGCAGCCTACACAACAAACCTAAACGCTCTCGGATGGGCACTGGAAAACCTGCCGGTTAAGGTGCCAAACCTAATTGAGTTTAAACACTTGTGCAAACAAGCCCCTAGACCTGAATCGATGGCGTTAAGCGAACCAAAAGCTGCTGCTGACGTGGTAGACAGGGAATTAGCTAAGATCGCAGCAGAGGCGTTTAAATCGCCTGTCGATGACAGAGGCAACGTTGACCACAAAAGATGGGCTAAGAGGCTAAAGGAGCGTGACAAAGCAGGTGAGAAAATAACGATGATACAAAGGCGGTTTTACCAGGTCGCTTTAGATGAACTTCGCTAATTGCATATCTTTGAAAAACTTGATACTATTTCCACGGGGCAGTGTTTCTGCTCTCTCCTTGGTTTAGAAGACCTTTACCCGCTACGTGCGGGTTTTTTTTTAAGGAATGCTGAAATGATGGGATCAGGCAAGAAAGGCACAGACAACGCAAAGCGCGTTATGAATCGTATGAAAGAAGCGGCGAAGGGCAAGAAGTCCGAGGCTGCATACGGCAAGATGAAGAAAGAAAAAAAGAGCTACAAGTGAAAGGTCTGTATGCCAATATCAATGCCAAACGCAAGCGCATAGAGGACGGTAGCAAAGAGCGTATGCGGAAGGTAGGGTCTAAAGGTTCGCCTAGTGCTAAAGCGTTTAAGGAAGCCGCTAAAACGGCTAAGAAAAAGTAACCAACGGGTAGCGTATGGACAGTTTGCAAGAATACCTCAATAGGCTGTTACCGCCACAACAGCCCGCATTCCGTCCTACGGCTGTTAATAGCTTGTTGCAAACCAGACCTGAAGCTGAGATTTCAACGCCAGAGAACTTTGTACGTACAGGCTTTCTGGGTGATAGCGGTAGACAAATTGCTAACCAGTTGGGGTTATTAGGGCTGGGTTTCGCACCAGGCGCAGGCTTTTCTGACTACGCTGGTACATTCCCTTCAGCACAGGGTGGGACAGAGACTGGCTTTCAGCAGAACATTAGCCAAGGCAATTACCTTACAGCGGTTTTACAAGGGCTGGGTGCTGCTGGTGATGCGGCTACCCTATCAGCGGCAGCATTGGGGCCATTTGCTCCAGTTGCGGCTGGTCTGGGGACGATAGCTAAGGCTCCAAGGGCTGCCCAGCGCGTAGTCAAAGGTTTGATTGACGCTGTCCAGCCTCCGCCTGGAAGCGTTATGCCCCAAGCTAATGAGATGTTGCCTATTTTCCATGGAACGTCGCCAGAGTCAGCAAAAGCGATACAACAATCTGGTTTTGATGTTACGAGGTCGGCTGATAGTAACGAAGTTACTTATCAAATATTTGATCCAGAGAAATTAGTTAAACCATTTAACAATTTACCAACTCAGCGTGGATTATTAACAGATGAAAAACCAGCCTTTACAACAAAACAAGAAGGAAACGTCCTCAAAGTTGAACCTACAGGAGTTACAGGACAACCACAGCAAATATTTGGAAAAAATGCGGGAGAAGGGGTATATCCTGGAACAGTTGCCTCCGCTAGAGGAAACGGACTCTCTGTATATGGCGTTAGCGAACAAGAGGCGAACAGGGAAATTCAATCTTTCCTAAATAAGCCAGAAACCAACAAAGCCTTTCAAATTGCAAATACTTTGGCCGAACAAAACCTTGGACGTCCTTATGATTTGCAATTATCTATGCCTTCTAGTAGTTTGCCAAAACAGTCAGGAATTGGTAGAGCGTATGAAATAGCCAGTGAAATGCCTGATAAATACCCTAAAGATACTATTTTTGAATCTTATCTAAATGATCCAGAGTACGGCCCTGTGATTAAACAAAAGGGCATTAAAAATTATGACGATTTAGTTGAACAATCTTACAAACAACTTGAAACAGAAACATCGGATCAATTTGGTTCTTTGCCAATTAAAATGTCTTTCCATGAAGGCGATTTAAATTATTTAGATTCTGGTGAAATGTTGCGTGATATTTTAGGCCACAATCACTTAACAGTGTTTCGTGGCGGTGATGCACACGAATTTTTGAACAAAATAGATTCTCAAACAGGGTTAAACTCTAACGAACAATTTAGAGCAGTACATGATTATTTTGGTCATGCTATAAAAGGAAATTCGTTTGGGCCTAAAGGCGAAGAAATAGCGTGGGCATCTCACCAACAAATGTATTCGCCACTTGCTAGACTCGCCATGACATCAGAAACAAGAGGGCAAAATAGTTTTGTGAATTACACTCCAGTAAATGCTGAATTGTATAAGGAAATGGAAGATTTACGCAAATTCCAATATGAAGCAAAACGAAAGGGTGATATAGAAGAATTTAATAGTATTGGTCAAACACTGCGTGAATTAGGAGGCAAATGGGGGTACGCAAAGCAAGCATCTATCATATTGCCACCAGAGTTTACTAAAGTGGACTTTTCTGGCGGAATACCAGATTATTTAGCAACTGCGGCTCCTGCTAAATTTCCTTCGCAAGAAGAAATATTTACGCATTTTAGTAGGTCTCCAGATATTATTGCTTTAGACCCTCAAATGTACGGAACTGGAATTAAGGGTGCTGAACGATCTAGGTTGTCTCAAACGGAGCAGCCTATAGTACCAAGAACATTTATGTATCGTGGAGACTCTCCAATTCCAGAAGCTGGATTAGGGTTAAATAGATACCAAACTCAGACGGGTGGGTTTTATGATGTATCTCAAGACCCAGAAAGATTGAGCTATTTATCGTTTGTAAAAAATAGAATGCCAGCAAGTGAAGGGCCTTATGGAGGCATCTATGGGGCAGATCAACAGGCACAATCTCTAACGGACTTAGAAAGGCTTGCTTACCAGTATGGCTATAAAGGATTGCTCGATTCTAATAAAGCTGTATCATTCCAGCCTGTACCAGTGAAACGAGTGCGGTAAGTAAGTATTAACCCTAACTACCCATGACCCGATAGGAGTGGGAAAAAATGAATAAATTAGAGAACGGAAATTCTGAGAATTTAACCAACCGTGGCAGAGGCAGACCCAAGGGGGCGGCTAATAAGACCACAGTTGAGATGAAACAAGCCATTGCTAGCCTAGTACAGGGTAACGTACATAGAGTGCAGGAGTGGCTGGATTTGATTGCTTTGGGCGATGAGAGTTTAGGCGTTAAGCCAGCACCAGATAAGGCAATGGACTTGTACCTTAAGCTGATGGAGTACAACTTACCGAAATTAGGCCGGACAGAGGTAACAGGCCAGGACGGTGGCGATCTAAAAGTCTCAGTAAAGTGGGGCGGATGAAAGAGATCCTAATCCCCTATAGTCCTAGAGAACACCAGCTAGCTATACACAAGGCGGCAGAGGATAGCCGTTTTGTAGTAGTAGCGGCTCATCGTCGTTTTGGAAAGACAGTAGCGGCGATAAACGAGGCTATCAGGTCGGCAATAGAGTGCCAGCTAGATAGACCAAGGATAGGTTATATAGCACCTACGTATAGCCAAGCCAAGAGGGTGGCGTGGGATTACCTGACCCACTACACACGACCACTTGGGGCCACTGCTAACATTGCCGAGCTGCGGGTAGACTTCTGGGATCGCAGGATTCAGCTATACGGGTCAGACAACCCAGACTCGCTACGGGGCCAGTACTTTGATTTGGTAATACTAGATGAGATTGCCGACCAGAATCCTCGTATTTGGACTGAAATTATCCGTCCTGCACTGGCAGACAGAAAAGGCAAAGCTATATTCATCGGGACACCGAAGGGGCAGAACCATTTTAAGGAACTGCGAGACAGGGCCGAGGTAGAGCCAGACTGGGCATTATTAGAGTTTAAGGCTAGTAAAACAGGCATATTAGATGTAGAGGAACTATCTGCTGCAAAACGAGAGATGGGGGATGACAAGTACGCTCAAGAGTTTGAGTGTAGTTTTCATGCTGCTATCGAGGGCAGCTACTTCGGCAAGATACTAAACGAGCTAGAGACGGAACACAGGTTCGCAGAGATTAAGCGCGACGACCTATGCAAGACATACGTTGCTTGGGATCTAGGTATGGGTGACTCCACTGCTATCTGGGTAGCGCAGACGGTAGGTAAGGAAATTCGCTTACTAGATTACATAGAGAACCACGGTGTGGGTCTGGACTGGTACGTTAGAGAACTAAGAGAGCGGGACTGGTTTAAGGCTCAACATTTACTACCGCACGACGTACAGGTTCGGGAGCTAGGAACAGGCAGAAGCCGCCTAGAGGTATTGCAGGAGGCCGGACTAGACTGTACTGTAGTCCCACGGCTAGGCATAGACGATGGCATACAAGCTGTACGTAGGATGTTGCCAGACTGTTGGTTTAATGTCCCGCAGGTAAAGCAGGGTTTAGAATGCTTGAGAAACTACCGCAGGGAGTACGATGAGAAGCGTAATGTTTTTTATGACAAACCATTACACGACTGGGCAAGCCACGGTAGTGACTCGTTTCGTTATCTAGCAACTGGCATGAACGACACGTCTAGCTGGTCTAAGCCGCTGAACGTTAACTTGGGGTGGGTAGTATGAGCGATCAAGGACTTACGCCTTACGGAAGAATGGGACTAGCGCCTTATGGCTTGCGCTGGGAAGATATTATTGGTAGCCAGCCGTTTGAAGCTAAGGGTCTGGGCTACTTTGGGGAGATGCCCACATCATCCGGTGTGCCAATGACTGAGCTATCAACATCATTTGATGTTAATGGCAAGCAAGTATCTGCGCCTCTTATTGTGCCTACGTTATCAAGCGAAGAAATGAGTTTGTTAGCGGAGGGTAGGGAAGTGCCTGATGCTATATATGACAAAGCAATAGACTTTGCTTTACGGCGTATATCGGAAGGTAAAAACCCATTTGCTGAAATGAACGAAATTAGAGTTAAAGGTTTACTGGGGTTTTGATATGTGGGTAAAAACCAGAGGCGACCAGCCTACCAAAGAAGATTACGAGGCACTGGTACGCAGGGTTGAGGTGCTAGAGAAGAAGCTAGCAGAACAACCGAAGCGTGGCAGACCTACCAAAGAGGAAAATAAGCATGGATGAGGGCCGTTTAAAGTCGATCTTGGCTAGTGAAATAGACAACGCTATCGGCTATCTGGACAGCGAGACTACCGAAGCACGTGCTAAGGCGCTAGAGTATTACTTGCGCCAACCCTTCGGAAATGAAGTCGAGGGCCGTAGTCAGGTGGTGACAGGCGAGGTGGCTGAGGCTATCGACGGCGCGTTGCCGCAGCTTATCCGTGTGTTTACGCAGTCAGACGAGATTGTCCGGTTTGAACCCCGTGGCCCGAATGATGATGAGGGAGCAAAGCAAGCGACAGAGTATTGCAACTGGGTGTTCTATACACAGAACCCTGGCTTCACCGTCCTGCACAACTTCTTCAAAGACGCGCTAATGCAGAAGGTGGGCTTGGTAAAAGCCTACTGGGACGATAGGGTTGATGTCACAAAAGAGACATACGAGAACCTATCAGACGAAGAACTAATACTCCTGATGTCCGATGGCCAGCGTGAAGTGCTGGAGCAGGACACATCAGAGGTTGAGACGGGCGAGGTAGATGAGCAGGGTCAACCTGCTATGTTCCGTAGCCACAGTGTGGTTGTCAGCAAGAAGATCAAGCGCGGCGGCGTAAAGGTCGAGAACATTGCACCAGAGGAATTCTTAATCTCCAAGCGTGCGATCAATATCAAGGAATCGCCTTTCGTTGCACAGCGTAAACTATTGCCACGTTCAGACTTGATTGCAATGGGATTTGACCCAGAGATAGTGGGCAACCTACCGAGCTACGACGAAATAAGCTATACGGGTGAGCGACTGGCTCGGTACTCGCAGGGTGAGCAACCGCACCAAGACACCAGCCTAGATGAGGCAATGCAAGAAATCGAGGTCTACGAGTGCTACATCAGGACAGACGTGGACGGTGATGGTATCGCTGAACTACGCCAGGTGTTCTATGCAGGTTCTGAGATTTTGGCAGACGTAGAGACGGACTATATGCCGTTTCACTCTATCTGCCCTATCCCAATCCCGCACAAGTTCTTTGGCGAGTCGATGGCTGACCGAACCATGGATATTCAGCTAATCAAGTCCACTGTTGTGCGCCAGATGTTGGACAACCTGTACCTATCGAACAATGCCCGTGTTGGTGCTGTCGAAGGACAGGTTAACTTAGATGATTTGCTATCTGTAACACCTGGTGGTGTGGTGCGGATGAAGAACGCAGGCGCAGTAGTGCCGATGCCTATCCCACAGGTGATGAGCCAAGCCTTCCCAATGCTGGAATACTTGGACAACCAGCAGAGCAAGCGCACAGGAATTTCAGACGCACAGCAAGGCTTAGACCCTAATATCCTACAGAACGTCACAGCGGCGGCTATAGCGGCTTCCACACAGGCTAGTAGTGGCAAGTTAGAGCTAATTGCACGAATATTTGCTGAAAGTGGCGTTCAAAGCCTTTTTATGGGCATTCTTCAGCTTGTTTGCAAGTATCAGGACAAGCCGACAATCATGCGGCTGCGTGGCAAATACGTAGAGGTAGACCCACGTACGTGGTCTAACCAGTACGATATGCAAATCAACGTGGGTTTGGGTACTGGCAACAAGCAAGAGCAAATGGCGATGTTACAGATGGTGCTATCCAAGCAAGAAGCAATCTTGCAACAGTACGGGCCAAGCAACCCACTTTGTACTGTCGGACAGTATCGCGCTACGTTGGGCAGGTTTATTGAGGCGGCAGGGTTCTCGGATAGCCAAGAGTTCTTTAACGAGATCACGCCCGAGGTTGAGCAGGCACTGGCACAGCCCAAGCCACCACAGCAAGACCCACAACTCCAAGCGTTAATACAACAAGCTGAAACGCAAAACGAAATTTCACGGCAGAAGGCAATGGCAGACATCCAACTACGCCAAGCAAAAGCACAGGCAGATATAGAGTCAGAGAGAGAAAAGGCTGCTTCAGAGCTACAGCAGTCCAGAGAACAGGCAATGCTGGATATGCAAATTGCTCGTGAAAAACTAGCCGCTGATATACAATTGAAGCGGGAAGAACTGTCTGCTGAGATTATGCTTAAACAGCAGAAACTTCAGGCGGATTTAACCGCAAACGTGAGGATGGCATGAGTGGACAAATAGCGCAGGAATTACAGAACAATCCACAGGCGATGCAGAGAATTGCACCACTGGTTCAGTTGGCGTTATCTCAAGTACAGCAACAGCCTATGCGTCAGCCGATGCCACAACAAATGCAACAGCCTATGCAGGCTATGAATATGACCAACATGGGGTACAACCCGTTTATGGCTATTCAGCAGATGCAGAGACAGCCAGTACAGGCGCAAAACCCTTTCTTTGGTGGGGCTATACCGTTTGACTTTGGCTTGCCGCAGGTTAACCAATTGCCTATGGGTTATGTTCTCCGTAGCTGCATTCAGACCTGGTGACTTTGCTGCGTTTCAGGAAGCCAAAAATCAAAAACAATTTAACAATCGTGGCCGTAATAACACCCAGTACTTTAGCGACAGTAATGGGGGTTATGATTTTGATGGTATCAATTATGGCTATGAGATGGCTACGATTACAGCGACGATGGCATCGGTAGCGACACTGGCTAGTAATGCTCTGCGCAGACATGGTGGAAGATGTTAATGGATAAAGCACACGCGCACAGTTACTAATTACTGACGATTTCTTTGTTGAGGAGATCAAGAACATGCGCGATGGGTGCGTCCAGACATTTGAGAACAGTAGGGCGGATGACTACGAGATTCGTGAATCTGCTTACCAAAAACTAAAGTTTATAAATGAGATTGTTTCTCATTTTGCTTCTATTGCTGACGGCCAACAGATACTGGCCAAGCGGTGGAAAATACTGTAATTCGTCCCCTGTCGGGACAATGCCGACACCTAGCGGATCAACTAGGTAATAGGGTAGAAAGATGAGCGAAAACATGACACCCCAAGAGGGTAGTGGGCCGCTATCAGTGGATTCAGCCGCTGATGCACTGTTTGGAATGATGGGCGGCGAGGACTCGCAAGAGCAACCAGACACCGAACCAGAAGTTCAAGCGGGGGCAGAGGAAGCCGAAGGTGAGTACGAACCAGAGGCAGAGCAGGATAGCGAAGAGCAGGAAGAAGAGCAGCCTAAATACCGTGTCAAAGCCGCTGGCGAAGAACGGGAGGTAACGCTTGATGAGCTTGTTCGTGGTTATCAGCTTGAGGCAGATTACACAAAGAAAACCCAGACCCTTGCGGAAGAGCGTAAAACGGTGGAAGCCGAGCGTTCACGTATCCAAGAGGCTACACAACTGAGAGACCAGTACGCTCAACGGTTGCAAATGATTGAGCAAATGCTTCAGTCAGCACCCCAAGAGAACTTGGAAGCACTGAAAGACACCGATCCAATCGGCTACGCAGTAAAGGTCGCAGAGCAAAGCCAGAAAGAGAAACAGCTATCGGCAGTACAAGCGGAACAGAACCGAATTGCACAAATGCAACAAGCGGAACAGTCGCAAAACCTGTCTAGCCATGTGGCTCAAGAGGCGCAGAAGTTAGCTCAAGTAATTCCCGACTTTGCTGACAAGGAGAAGGGCGAAACAGTCCGCAAGGAACTTCGTGCTTTTGCTAAGTCCGTTGGGTACTCGGATCAGGAACTATCAAGTGTATATGACTCTCGTGCAGTCCTGACGCTGTACAAGGCGGCGCAGTACGACAAACTTATGCAGAATAGACCAGAGGTGCAAAAGAAAGTATCTCAGGCTCCTAAGATGCTTAGGTCTGGCGCAACTGCCCAGCGTTCACCAGATCAGGATCAAGTGAACAAACAGAAACAGCAGTTGAAACGCTCAGGACGAGTGAAAGACGCTGCTAACCTTTTCGAACGATTCTTATAAAGGAAGTATCATGGCTGTATTTCAAGCACACACCGCTATTGGTCAGCGCGAAGACCTAACCGATGTCATTTACGACATCAGCCCCACCGAGACCCCACTGCTTAACACCTTGGCTCGTACCAAGGCTACCGCAGTATTCCACGAGTGGCAGACAGACAGCCTAGCCGCTGCTACCACTGCAAACGCTGCCGTTGAAGGTGCAGATGCATCGTCAGCTACTTTGGCTCCTACGACCCGTTTGGGCAACTACACCCAGATCGTTCAAAAGACGATTCAAGTGTCTGGTACGCTCGACACAGTTAACAAAGCTGGTCGCAAGTCAGAGAAGGCATATCAGTTGGCTAAGGCTTCTTCAGAGCTTAAGCGCGACATCGAGACCATCTTGGCATCGAATCAGGCACGTTCGGCTGGTAACAGCTCAACTGCCCGCAAGTTGGGTTCTTTGTTGTCATGGCTCAAGACCAACACATCGGAAGGTGTGTCTGGTGCTGATCCAGTGACCATTGGCGAATCAACGCGCTCAGACGGTACATTGCGTACCTTTACAGAAACCCTGCTCAAGGATGTCATCCGTGGCGTGTTTGAATCGGGTGGTACACCTAAGATTCTGTTGGTTGGCCCAGCCATCAAGCAGAAAGTGTCAACGTTTGCTGGTATCGCCGAACAGCGTTACATGGCTCCTGCTGATGCGCCTACCACCATCATTGGTGCGGCTGACGTGTATCTCAGCGACTTTGGTTCAGTCTCTGTTGTCCCTGATCGCTTCCTGCGTTCACGCGATGCCTTCGTGCTTGATCCTGAGTACGCAGCAGTTGCCTACCTTCGACCTTTCGTCACAAACGAGCTGGCTAAAGCTGGTGACAGCGATAAGACACAGATCTTGCTGAGTTGACCCTTGAAGTGCGTAACGAAGCCGCTCATGGCTTGATTACGGACATCAACGCTGCTCTGTAAACGGAGAAAGGGGAGGGGAAAACCTCTCCCCCCCCCATACTTATGGCAAAACTATTTAGCTCTGACGCTTTTACTGGTAGATACACTGTTGCACACGAAGACGGTGACGGAGGGATTATCCTAGAGACTAAGCAAGACGTATCTAAAATTATTGATGCGAACAAAAGACAGTACAACGATGTCACTTCTCAAGATAAGTGGGGAGACCTGACACACGTTGCACGGTTGCCGTTGACAGTGGTAGACGAATTAAACCGAAAGCGCGTTATGCGTGGGTTTGCGGTGATCGACGAAAAGGCGTTCAAGATGTTTTTAAACGACCCCGATAACAGGTTCTTTCGCACAAGGCCAGGACAAGTATGAAGCTAGCTATCTGTGTTCCATGCCGAGACCAAGTAATGTCAGGGTTTTGTTTTGACCTAGCCAAGATGGTTGGCTACCACAGCCGCAACACGGATGATGAGATACAGATATACCAGATGCCTGGTACGCTGATATTTCACCAGCGTGAAAAGTTAGCTAAGACAGCACTAGAGGCAGGCGCAGAGGCTATCCTTTGGATTGACTCAGACATGCGGTTTCCAGCAGACACGTTAGAAAGACTGCTTTCACACAATGTAGAGATTTGTGGTGTAAACGCTACCACTCGTGTAGAGCCTATTAAACCCACGGCTTTAGACCTAGAGATGATAGAGGGAAACCCAGTGTTTCATAAGGTAGAGACACGGGGCAAGGATTATGTCGAGGAAATCTCGGCAGTTGGATTTGGGGTAACGCTAACCCGTCGAAGCGTGTTTGAAAAGATGGCACAGCCTTGGTTTGACATTCTATGGACGGACGCTGGTGGCATTATCGGCGAGGACGTGCATTTCTGCATCAAGGCTCAGGACTACGGGGTTAAGACGTATGTTGACCATGTTCTATCGCCTTTTATCAAACACATCGGGACAAAAGAATATTCTTGGGATGACGTGAAATGGCAATCTTAAATTATGCGGGATGAAGACGACGATTGCTGGTTATCTGGCTCGGTCAGATTTAACTGTACAAATTCCAGACTTTATCCAGTTAGCGGAGATCAGACTACGGCGCGATCTAAGGATACGCCAGATGCTAAAGTCTTCCGTTACAAGCACAACTGGCGGCGACCAAACCGTTTCTTTACCAATAGACTTCCTGCAATTGCGGGATTTGTTTATTGTGACCAACCCTATCCAGCCGCTGGAGTATATGACTCCATCGGTATTTAACCGCAATGCTCGTGTGACGGAATCTGGCAAACCAGTCAATTACACCATTATTGCGAACGAATTTAAGTTAGCACCAGTTCCAGACTCAGACTATACGTTGAGGATGCTTTACTACTACTCTCCAGAGTTCCTTACGGATTCAAACCCAAGCAATATGTTTCTATCTACCTGCCCCGATTTACTGCTATACGGGGCGTTAGTAGAGGCAGAGCCGTATCTTATGAACGATGGGCGTATACAATTATGGGCTGGAATGTATGATCGCGGCGTAGCTTCACTAACATCAGCAGATGATGCGTCCGAACATAGTGCTGTACCTTTAACAATGAAACTCACCGCGAGGTAATCATGGCTGCTTTATCAAACTATCTAGAAAACGCTTTAATCAACGCAACACTGCGCAACACCACTTACACAAGCCCAGCTGTTGTGTACGTTGGTTTGTTTATTACCGACCCTACCGATGCTGGTTCTGGAACGGAAGTGTCTGGTGGCTCCTACGCACGTCAGACAGCTACATTTGGCGCACCTAGTGATGGTGCTTCTACCACAAGCGCAGACATTACTTTCCCAACGTGCACGGCTGACTGGGGAACGGTTGCGTTCTTTGGTATCTACGATGCCTCAACATCCGGTAACTTGTTTTATTACGGTGCGCTAAACAATAGCAAGACTATTGAAACAGGCGACATCTTGAAGATTGAGGCAGGCAACCTTACAGTAACCTTGGCTTAAGGAAAGAAAATGGCTTTAGTGATAGCTGATCGTGTCAAAGAAACAAGCACCACCACTGGCACAGGTACGATTACGCTTGGAGGCGCGGTAACAGGCTATCAAGCATTTTCCGTCTTAGGTAATGGTAATCAATGTTATTACACCATTGTAGGAACGGCTGTGGACTCTGAGTGGGAGGTGGGTGTCGGTACGTACTCATCTTCCACACTTACCAGGGACACGGTGCTGGATTCATCTACTGGTGGGGCAAAGATTAGCTTCTCGGCTGGCAACAAAGAAGTGTTCGTTACCTACCCAGCGGATAAGGCAATTACATCTGACATCTTGTTACTAGACATCGGCACAGACCCAAACCAGATACCACTGAATCAGTTTTTAGGCACGATGGCGTTTCAAGATTCAATTGCTGTTGCTATTACAGGCGGTACGCTAACAAATGTTACGTCAAGTGGTTACTCAATTCAACTAGCTGTCACAGCGATTACTACTGCTGGCTCTACCACACTTACTATTGCACAAATACAAACGTTAATTGCTACTGTCACACAGACAGCCGCAGTTACTTTGGTCTTGCCTACAGGTACGTTAACAGACGCAGGTGTTTTAAATGGTCTAAGCGCGGTTGGTACAGCCTTGCGCTGGACTGTTATTAATCTAGGTTCGGCCTCAGGTGCTGTCACGATGTCAGGGGGCACAGGACATACTTATGTTGGTAACGCCACGGTAGCCATTGCTACATCGGCCCGATTTAAAACGGTTAAGACAGCGACTAACACGTTTGTTACTTACAGGATTGCATAATGTCTATTAAAAACAATTTTCCAAGTACACGCCCATCGTTAATCGCTGACTTTCGTAACAGCGAAACAGTAGACCCACGTATCGTATCCGCACGAGCCTCTACAG